CTCGGCTTGCGCCCCAAGGTAAGCCCGCAACCAATACGCCAGGCGCGGCGTCCCGTCCCACTGCAGGCCTTCCAGATAATTGCGCACCACGTGGAAGCGGTTACGATCGGCGGCCAGCTGCACCGCGTCGAAGATCACCTCTTTTTTCGGTGCCATGCCATAGTGCTGCGATATCCACAGCCGCAGGCGCGCATCATCCAGGTCGCCCCACTCCCCTCTCTCGCTCGGCGTCAACGGCGGGTCTCTCAGCTTCACCACCAGCCCCGAAAACTCGTCGTAGCCCAGCACACCCTTCCAGCTCGCATCGTTCTGCAGGATCGCAAACACGTTTGACAGCTCCGGGATCAGCTTGCCTTTCTCGTTCCTGGCGAGCTCATCCTTCCACTTCTGGTCGTAGGCCTCGCTAAACGACGCAACCGCAACGCCTTGCTGCGGCGGCGAGCTGCTCGGCGCGGTATTGTTCTCTTCGTTGGACATACAGCCGGTCTATCTCCTCCGACCACCAGGGCGGCCATCTCAAGCTGCGGCTTCCCACATCCCACTCGCGCGAGCACCAAGCCAGCTCCCGGGCGTCCACCACCGTCGCCTCCGCTTCGCGCTGACCCATAAACAGTGGATAAGGCACATGCAGCCTCACCTCGGCCGCCCAGCGCGCCACCTCGCCCGCCAGGTCGAGGAACTTCCCGTGCTCATCCGAGCGCTGGTGCAGATCCACCGGCACGCCAGCCACCGGGCGCAAGTCGAACTTCCCGCGCTCGTAGTCCTCCGGCCGTAGCGCAAGCCGTGGTTGGGGTACGCGCCAGTCATCGCCGAACACGAACGCCACGCGCTCCGGGTGGTTGCCCGCGCGGCGCGCATCCACCAGCGCGCGGCCGTAGGCCGGCAGCTTCACTCATTCCTCTTCCGCCACACCTCGAAGGCGTACTTGCGAACCGTCGCGATCAGCTGCGCTGGCACAAATGCAAGCCCGCGCTCGATCGAGGCGGCAGTGCCCGTGCCCAGCATCGCCCCCAGCATCAGCCCGACCGCCTTCTCTACCTCCGGGCGCCAGGCCACCGGCACGTCATTCCAGATGCGTTGCCGCGCTTCAAGCGTCGGCGCGATCACGATCAGGAAAGCAGGCCTTCGGCGCGAAAGCGGCAGGCACTGGCATTGCTCGCGGAAGGAATCGGGGAGCGAGGCCTCGAGCGCGTCCTGCGCCGGCGGGCGCCACTCTAGCTTCTTCGCCGGGGTGCGGAAGTGCGCCTCGGCGGCTTTGCGCGCGCTGCTCACTTGAGCTGCAGCGCGATGAGGATGATGGTCCCGCCGGCGAAGAGTACAGAGCCGGCCAGGTACAGACACAGCGCGAGGAGTGTCCAGTTCACGGCCGCCGCTCGATCTCCGTCGGCGCACGGCCGCAAAGGAACACGCGCAGGCAGGTGAGCACCTTGTTCACCGCGCGGCGCTTGTCCGGCTTTGTCGCCGCCTTCGGCACCTGTGCAGACCAGCGCCGCGCCTGGTCCAGCAATTTGCGCTGCGAAAGCGTCACGCGAACGCCACCGCTGATATCGGCAGCCGCACGGCCACGCGCGCCTGCATGTCCAGCTCGAAGCCCAGCCCGTCGCTGTCGTCCAGCGGGTAGCCGTTGAAGCTGCGCCTCACGGCCTTGCGCGGCGGCTCGGTGCCGCGCTCGACCTGCTGTCGCACGCGCCCGGGGTCGAGGTCGAGCTGCAGGCACACCCACCGGAAGCTGCCGATCCCGGTGCGCTCTGACTCTATCCAGCGCTGCGCATCCAGCCGCAGCGCCGCCCGCGCCTGGTCGTTGTAGTCCCGCCGCTCGAAGCGAGCCTGCGCGTCCTCGATCGCCGTCTGCAGCACCTGCGACCAGATCCAGCGGCAGAAAAGCCCTTCCCTCTGCTTCGGGGTCATTGGCCGCCTCCCCTGCCGACCAGCGCCGGCTTTGTCCGCTCCAGCGGCTCGGGCTGCGCCATCGCGTCGACGCGGGCGCCCAGCTCCTGCAGCACCTGGATGGCGCGGTAGATGTCCCCGGCGATCTCGTCGCGCTCGCGCGTGCTGATCCGCCCGTCGTCGAGCGACGTGCTCAGGCGGCCGGTGGTCTCGCCCACCCGCTGCACGATCCGGTTCACGATGTCGAGCAGCTCCATGTCGCTCGACTGTGCGAAGTGCCCGAGCAGGATCGGCACATAGCCCACGGGGGCGTTCACCGCGTGCAGGATGCGCTCGTCGCGCGTAAGGTTCAGGATGTCCCGGAAGTCGCGCAGCGTGGGCGCGGGTTCCGGCGTGCCGATGTTCAGCTTGTTCTGCAGCGTGCCCGCGTTGCGGCCCAGCGCCGCCGCCACCGCCGGCACCCCGCCCGGAAAGTCGTGCGCGGCGTGATACAGCGCCGCCTCGATCGACAGGATCTGCCCTACCGTCTCACCGCGCCGTTTGTGCATGTGGACACCTCCGGGTGATCAACATTTGCGCGCCGCGATGCCTGCGGCATGCTTCGGGAACAAATTGCCCGCCACGGGATCGCCGCGGCGGGCCAACCTGCTCGCCCGGGGAACCCGGTACGAAACAGGGGGAGGAGGCTTTGAAAGGTCAGCGCCAAGTGCCCAGTACTCAGCGCCCAGCAAAGGGCGGAAACCAACCGTGCGATGATTGCAGTCGCCAAACACACAACCGGACGCACGGAGGTTTCCATGACCCAGAAAGAATTCGACGAACGCTTCAACCGCTTGGCCGCCAGGCAGACGCGTGCGATGGCGGAAGGTGTCGCATACATCCTCGCGGCCGTCATCAGGAGGTTCAATGATGGGATCATGGTCATCGATGACCTCAAGCTGGTTCTTGAGGGGCCGGAACTGCATGAGAATCCAGTCGCTGGCTTCCTGCTTTCCCAAGTGGTGCGGCACTTTGATGGCCTGGAGCGCAGCCACTGATCCGGGCCAAGACTCGGAAAAATCGCCGTGCCGAGCGTTGGCTTTCCATTCGCTCCCGGAAACAGACGGCCCAACGCTTGAAGGTGGCCTCACGCATGTGCCGCCTCTGGGTCCGAATAGATGTCAGGCCGCAGCGCGCTACGGACCACTGTTCCGCCCGTCTCGCGCTCGATTGTCTTGGCCAAGCCGGGACTCGCCTTGCGGTGGCCATGCGCGACTTGCGACAGATACGCAACGCTGGTCTCGCACGTTAATGCCATCGCGCGCTTTGCTTCGGCCGACAGTCCAAGCCAATAGGTCTTGAAGTCCATGCAGCCAACAATAGCAAATAGCTATTCCACGCGCAATAGCGTCCTGCTTGTTGGCGAGTCAATAGCAAAGAGCTACGGTTCAGGCATGGATATCAAGCAGATCAGGTGCGGCAACCTCAAATTGCTGCTTCAGACCTTCAAAACCCAAGCCGAATTTGCCCAGGCTGCCGGCATGGTCGACCGCCATGTCAGCCAGATCGTCAACGGCTTCCGGGATATGGGCGACAAAGTAGCGCGCAGGATCGAAGCCAAGCTCAACCTGCCCCACGGGTGGATGGACACGCGTCAAACCGCACCGCAGGGACAGATGCCGACAAGCCAGTACGACCTGGTTACCGACGCCGAGGTCGGGGTCGCCAGCGAGAAATTCCGGGCCCTGCTGCCGGCCTTTCGCGAGTACATCCTGCTGAAGATGGACGAACTGCTGCGCTATGCAGATGCAATTCCGGAGTTCGCGAAAACAAAGCTGCCGGGCCCGAGCAAGGAGGGATACTACGATTGGGAGCGCGAGCTCGAGGCGGATATGGCGCGCCTCAAGATGCGGGACGGCAATATCCTGGAAAGTAGCCCGGCGCCGGGAGCCGAAAACTCGGCCGAAGACAGTCCGAGACACGTGGCCAAACATCGGCGGGATGGTCGAGTTACGCCGGGCCGCGGAGCGGGCCACGGCAAAACCGCCAGAGGCTGACTCCAAGAAGGAAACCGCCAAGACGCGCGCCAAGCAGCCGCCAGCCTCCCAGATGCACCGCAAGAGTCACAAATGAGACTAGTGCCGGACAATCTCTCGCACGAGACGATAGAATGCACAGGACAACTGCATGAATTCTCCCGGCGCGGGGAGGTTCTCGGGGTTGCCTTCGTGGCGATCATCAAGGGGCGGCGATTCATCCGCAACGCGGCGGGCGAGTGCATCAGGGATCCATCGCGCACACGAGGGCTCGTTGCCTACTTGGACGATTTCCTCCGCGATATAAGGACATGATCGTCAAGTGCGAAGAGTGCGGCAGCCAGATCAGTGACCGGGCGGTCGCCTGTCCGCATTGTGGCGCCCCTTATACCGCGTACGACAGCCGCACCGGCGGCCGGCGGGACAATTCCACCCTCAGGACGGCGCTGCGAGACCTTGACGTGCCCTTTGGCTCGCTGATCGTCATGACCGTCAAGCTGCTCCCGGCGATGCTCATCCTCGGCGCAATCATCGGTGCCTGCGTGGCCGCCGGCATTGGAGCCGCGTTGGAACAAAGCAACCTCATCGAGCTGCTGCAGCGCTTGCCAGTACGATAGCCGATCAATGGGGCATGCCATTTTCATTCTGCTGCACCTGGTCGCTCTGCTTTTCGCGGCGTGGCTGCTATTCATCACCGTGCCCCTCCACATCATCTATAGCGTCCAAGCCGGCAAGGCCGAAGACCCAGAGCGCCCTACCCCAGAGACCCACGTCCGCTGCCCAGACTGCAAGGAGCTTGTGCGCAAGGACGCCAACGTCTGCAAGCACTGCGGCTGCCGCCTCACCCCGCAGGACGTTCCCACCCTCAAGGACTACATGGAGTAGCACCAAATAGCAATGTGCTATTGACAGTACAATAGCACCGCGCTATTCTTGCCTTCGACTTCCAAAATCGGAGGCAGCATGACTCTCCCCGCAGGCACCCGGGCCTCACCGGCCGTCAAGAAAAAGATCGCCGAGCTTGACCAGCTCGAAAAGCGCTCCCAGTCGCTGACTGCCGAACGGCGCAAGGTCAACAGCGCCGCCTGGAAGCTCCAGCGCCAGATCGTCGAGATGGTCCGGAGCGGCCAGTGAGCGCAGTCCGCATCACCCTCAAGCGCTCCTGCTGGGCGCTCGAAGAACCCACCTCCGGGCTTCACTTCCGTTTATCCGGCGAGCGGCCGCTCCTTTCTCCCGGGTTGCTGGGCACGCTCTTTCCCTCCCCTGAGAGCGCTGCCGCAGCTGCATCAAGGCTGCTCGCCGGAGTTCCTCACGAGCTCGTGAGGGCTCGAGTCATGAGATCGGGACTCGGTGCTCAGGACTCAGTGCTCGGAGGCGCGACCTTCGCGCCCTTCACCATCCTCGCAGACCAGCCGGATCCGCGCGCCACCTACACCCGTTACACCGTCACCTTCGCCGGCGTCGAACTCGGCCGCCAGATCTCGCAGCCCTCGCGCGCCGACTGCTTCGACCACGCCCGCCGCGCGATCGCCGCTGGCAAGGTCAACGACGCCATCGCCGAGCAGTTGCGCGCCCACGGCGTGGTCGGCGCGCCGGTGCTTCGCCTGCCGAAGCGCAACCACATGGACCATGCCCGCCGCCGTGGCGGGCGGAAGAAGAGGGCCGCATGAACCCACGCAAAGCGGAGCACAGCGACGCCTACCAGCTTGGCTATCTCCAAGAGGCAGTCAAACAGTTTCTTGCCGGGCAGCTCGATCAGACGGGGTTGCGTACTGCCTATGACCAAGTGGTGACGTGGCAACGCGAAGCTAACCAGAGGACAGCATGATCCCTCGCTTCGACTACCTCGACGAAACCGAAACCGCCGACTGCCTCGCTCGGCTGCCGGATCGCAGGAAAACCGATCCCGAGAAGGCGTGGCTCTACCGCACCGTGATTTACCTCGGCATCGCCTTCTGCTTGGCGATGATCCTGGTCAGCGGCGCGCTGGGCTTGAGCCCAGACCCCTACGGCCCTGCCGTGGTCCAGCATGCGCAATATGGCGAGCTCTACCGCCGCGCGCGCTCCGATGTGCACGAAGACTGCCTCGAAGTCTGGTGGGAAACACGCCACGGCGAAATCAAGTTCCGCAGCGCGCACTGCCCTTCGCCGCTCAAGTGCGCCAAGTGCGGAAGGTCGTAACGTGAGACCGCCAAAGGGTTACGAGCAGCCAAAGATGCCGCCAGGTCACTCTTTGAAGCCGAGCAATCCGAAGGACGCCATCGGCTCCAGCAAACTGCCTCTGCATCTCTGGCCAGAGACAGCAACGCTGCTCGGCTCTCTGGGTCTGCTCGACGGCATGCTCAAGTATGGCCGCGCGATCTTCCGCGCAATCGGAGTCCGGGCATCCATCTACTACGACGCCTGCCGGCGCCGCCGCCGAGGCCTCGGCATGAGAACCAAGCCCAAGCAGCCACACATCAAAGGCTGCCCATTCTGCGGGGCCGCTCCCGAAATCATGCCGTGGCACGGCGGCCGGAAATCAAAGCGGATGATCTCGTGCCAAAACGATGATTGCCCAGTTCAGCCGGAAGTCACCGGCGAGACACCGAACGAGGCGATCGACAGATGGAACACCCGCGCCTGACGCGCTGATCTGAGCATGAACTCCCTGATCCCCGGCGTCTCGCCCGCGCTGCTCGCGCAGATCCTCGCCGAGCTCGGCCCGCGCTACAGCTGGGCATTCAACAGTGAGCCGGTATGCATCGTCGCCCGCATGCTCCAGCGCGAGATCGACAGTCACGGCAACACCAGATCGGCGCTGCAGATCCTGCAGGACACCACGAGGAAAGGACTCGGTGCGCGGTACTCAGGACTCGGGAAGATCGAGACGACTTACGGCCAGGACACACGCTACGAACCAGCTTCCGAGGAGCCGAACTGATGCTAACAATCGCGTTGCATTGGTGGTACTTGCCGATCGCGCTTGTGATTGGTGCATTGATCTCGTTCTACATCGGCAGCAAGCAGCCCAGTAGCGGCTGGTGGGACCTTAATGGGCTCTGGCATGCCGTAATCGGCATCGGCCTTCTCGTGGCCGCTCTGGTGTCTCTGATCACCGGATTGATCGCGTGAACTTCACCGCCGAACAGCGCGCGGCGATCCGCGCCGAGTACTCCGATCACTTCTTCTGCCGGGTCGTGAAGAACGGCGCTGAACACCTGCTCGCGCTCCCGAAGAAGCACGCCGAGCGCGTCGCCTTCGCCGGCCGCCTCGACCTCACGGTCGACATGCTTCACGGCGCAACGATCAGATTGAACACGGTGAGGGGTGAGGCGTGAGGAGTGAGGGGTGAAAGAACAATGAAGGCGCTATCCATCCGCCAACCGTGGGCGTGGCTCATCCTGCACGCCGGAAAGGACATTGAGAACCGCGACTGGCCGACGCGCTTTCGCGGGCGCTTCCTGATCCACGCCGCGAAGGGGATGACTCGCGACGAGTACGAGAACGGCCGAGGAGCTGCAGCGCGGCGGCATCGTCGGCTCGGCCGAGCTTGTCAGCTGCGTGCAGCACAGTAGCTCGCGGTGGTTCTTCGGGAATTACGGTTTCGTCCTGCGCGACATCAAACCGCTGCAGTTCATCCCATATCGCGGCGCGCTCGGTTGTCCCGGATTCGCTCCTTAGTCACCAGCCACGAGTCACCAGCCCCCGACGTTCTATGCTGATCGCTGAACGCCGCGTCTCCACCATTCTGCCCAACGTCGCACCGCCGGGCGTGCGCCTGCGCTTCACCGAGGACGCCTGGATCATCACCGGGATCCGGCAGGTCGACGTCGCCGGCCGCCCGCTGCTCGTCATCGACACCGCGCTCGCGTGGGACGAGGAGCGCAAGGCCGTCGACATCACCGCCGCGATCCAGGACGCGCTCAAGGCGATGGACAAGGCAGCCGATCGGCTGCGCGCGACGCCCGTCGCGTGCGCCAGACTCGAGCTGGTCGAACTCGTCATCGCCCGCGACAGGCTCCGCGCCGCGCTCGCGCCGCCCGAGACCTGCGCCGGCCAGTGGTACCACGTCACCGAGCGCGAGGAAGCGCGCCGCCGCCAGCTCGAGAAGCAGAAGCGCCAGGCCTACATCGACGGCCTGCGCGACAACATCGAGCGTGCCCGCGACCGGATCCAGCAGCTGCTCGGCGCCGGCGATCGCCTCGACAAGGCCATCGGCGGCAACGCCGACGAGATCCTGGCAGCCGTCCAGAACTGGCGCGCGATCACGACGCCGCAGAAGAAGCAACAAACCCGTAAATCCAAGCCACAGCAACCGAGGCAGAGAACATCATCATGAAAGTCACACTCGAAAACACGACCAAGCTCATCACTCTGAACGTCAACGGCGCCGAAGTGCCGGCGCGCATTTGGGAAGGTCAGACTGAGAGCGGTATCCCTGTGCATGCCTACATCACCAGGATCGCGGTGCCCAACGGCGAGAATCAGGCTCAGTTCCAACGCGAGCTGGCCGAGCAGCGCGCGCCCTCGCCAGACGTTGCGGCCATTCCGCTGCGCCTGATCCTCTGAACGATCCATCACAAGAGCACCATTCACTCATTCACTTTTCACGCTTTCACGAGGTTTGCCCATGAACGCACCCGCTGAGCTGCAAGTCCCCACCATTCCCGGCACACCATTCGCCGGCGGTTTCTACGTCGGAAAAATCAACATCGCCGGCGCGCTCTTCGCCCTGGTCGTCGCGCCCAAGGCAGAGGGCGAGCACGAGCCGACTCCATGGAACAAAAACAGCAAGGAAGTGGCCGGCGCGCTGAGCTTCAACGACGGCCTGGCCAACACCAACGCGATGGCCGAGGCGGGCAGCAAACTCGCCACCTGGGCGCGTGGACTGCGCATCGGCGGATTCGACGACTGGTACCTGCCCAGCCGTGACGAGCTGGAGATCATCTATCGCAACCTCAAGCCCACGACGGAAGAAAACTGGGGCTATCGCAGCGGCGAGAATCCGAGCGCGGTGCCGCCCACCTGGCCATACACCGACGCGGATCCGAAGCAGACCGATGCCGAGGCCTTCCGCGCGGGCGGCGAGCAGGCATTCGAGACCGAGTGGTACTGGACCTCGACGCAGCCCGCCTCGAATCCGTCCTACGCCTGGTTGCAGTACTTCTTCGACGGCTACCAGTACAACTACCCCAAGGTCACCGCCTATCGGGCCCGCGCCGTCCGCAGAGTAGCCATTTAGTCATTCAACTATTCAGTCATTAGGAGCGATCCATGGGTCAAGTAGCGATCGGCGTCGTGGTCGAGGAAGGCAACCGCCGCATGACGGTGCACGGCGAAAGCCTTGCGCGAGATTTTCTGAGCAGGTGGGCCGCCGGCGGCAACGGCGAGCAACCAATCAAGAAGCTCGGTCTGCCGCGCATCGGCGAAGTGTGGGAAGGTGAAGGCGGCATCTTCGCCGGCCTGGTGCGCGGCGAGGACGGCCAGCCGGACTATTACCTCGTCGTGCATACCGCACAGAACGCGGCCGGCCCCTGGCAGGCGGCGATGGACTGGGCCAAGAACCTGCAGGCTGATGGTCACCACGACTTCGTGCTGCCCAACCGCCGCGAGCAGGCGATCCTCTACGGCAACGTACCCGAGCTGTTCGAGAAAGCCTGGTACTGGTCGGGCGTGACTCACGCCTCGCATCCGTCCTCCGCCTGGATGCAGGACTTCTACGACGGCCTCCAGGGCAACACCCTCAAGGTCCTCGTCTATCGGGCACGCGCCGTCCGCAGAGTGCCCATTTGATCATTGAGTAATTCAGTCATTTCGTGGCCCTGCATCACACGCTGCCGATCTACAAGGCCGCGTATGACCTGCTGGATCTCTCGATCGACCTGATCCGCAACATGCCGCGCGACCGTCAAGCCGGTGATCGGAGCGAAGCTCCGCGACGAATGCCTGGAAATCACGGTTCTGATCTTCCGGGCCAACGTCGCCCACGACAAGAAACCGCACCTGGTCGCGCTGCTCGAGCGCCTGCAGGTGGCCGAGCTACTGATCAGGGTGTCGCGCGACAAACGGCTGATTTCGACGCCACAGTGGGGCCCGCGCGATCGAACTCACCGAATCCATCGGAAAGCAAGCCAATGGCTGGCGAAAGAACTCCGCGGCAGCAACGCCTGTTTCCTGACCGTCACGGCGGCCAGGACCGAGCGATTTTCAATCTGGTCGCGCCGCTGGGCGGGGAAGACCCGCCCACCGACATGCGCGCAGCCGATACCACCGGCCAGCTGGATCTGTTCGCCGGCGGGTCGGGCGCAGTTTCCCCGCCGATCGGCCCGGGCCTTCGGCAGGGCGACGTTGATCGCGCGACTCACGGCAGCACGCCTCGAATCCGTCCTACGCCTGGATGCAGAACTTCAACGACGGCAACCAGAACAACAACCACAAGGACAACGACTATCGGGCACGCGCCGTCCGCAGATGGAAGCGCCGCGGAGTTCTCATTCACAGAGCTAGCGCAGGCCTACTTCGACTGTCGGCGCACCAAGCGCAACAGTACGACCGCACTGGCCTTCGAGCAGGATCTCGAGCGCAACCTCTGCCGCCTGCACGATGAGCTGCGCGAAGGCACCTATCGCCCGGGCGGCTCGATCTGCTTCGTCATCACCCGCCCGAAGCCGCGCGAGGTGTGGGCGGCCGACTTCCGCGACCGCATCGTCCATCATCTGCTCTACAACCGGATCGGCGCGCGCTTCGAATCGGCGTTCATCGCCGACAGCTGTGCCTGCATTCCCGGCCGAGGCACGCTCTACGCTGTCCGCAGCCTCGAGCACAAGGTCCGCTCGATCACGCAGAACTGGGCCCGGCCGGCCTCGTATCTCAAGTGCGACATCGCCAACTTCTTCGTCTCGATCGACAAACGCATCCTGCGCGAGCTGCTCGCCCGCCGGATCCACGAGCCCTGGTGGCTGCGGCTCACTGATGCGATCCTCTTTCACGACCCGCGCATCGACTTCGCGTTGCACAGCCCGATGCGCATGCACCTGGTGCCGGCGCACAAGAGCCTGCTCAACCAGCCGCCACATCTCGGGCTTCCGATTGGCAACCTCTCGTCCCAGTTCTTCGCCAACGTCTACCTCGACGAGCTGGACCAGTTCGTCAAGCACAAACTGCGGGCCCGGCACTATGTCCGCTACGTCGACGACTTCGTGCTCCTGGACGAATCCCCGCAGCAGCTCAACGAGGCGGCCGGCCCGCACACGGACGGAGAGCATTCACCCGAGCAGGCGATTGCCTCCTGGAACGAGCGGGCAAAGGTGCCGGCATGACGAAGATCGAATGGACGGACGAGACCTGGAATCCGGTCACCGGCTGCACCAAGGTCTCACAAGGATGCCGCGCCTGTTACGCAGAACGGCTCGCGCCGAAGGTGTTTGCCGGGCAGCGCGTGCCTGACATGGGTGGGGATGACCCCTATGCGTCACGCCCGCGTGTCTTTACCGATGTCCGCTGCCACCCGGAACGCCTCGACGCCCCGCTGCACTGGAAGAAGCCGCGCCGGATCTTTGTGAACTCGATGTCCGATCTGTTCCATGAGGATGTGCCGGACGAGTTCATTGACAAGATATTCGCGGTGATGGCGCGATGCCCGCAACATACGTTTCAGGTCCTTACGAAGCGCCCAAAGCGCATGCTGGAATACCTCGGTTGGCCATTCCGACCCGCTTCGATTCTTCAAATCGATCACGAGGCGCCGCCGGATCTTGCTACTGGCCGCTGGCCGCTCCCTAATGTCTGGCTGGGCGTCAGCGTCGAGGACCAAGAAACCGCCGACGAGCGCATCCCGCTATTGCTCCAGACGCCGGCAGCCGTGCGGTTTATCTCCGCCGAGCCGCTGCTCGGGCCGATCGATCTCGATGGCTGGCTGCCTGGCCTATTCGAATGGAAGCACGAGCGCGCCATGCTCGGCTGGGTGATAGCTGGAGGAGAAAGCGGCCCCAAGGCCCGCCCATCTCATCCAGACTGGTTCCGATCGCTGCGCGATCAGTGCGCCGCAGCTGGTGTGCCGTACTTTTTCAAGCAATGGGGCGAACATCTGGCCGGGGAATTCGACAAGAAGCAGAACACAGTCATCGAATGGCAAGACGGTAGGCGCGAGTGGTACGGCGACCACCAGGACATCAAGTACGCTGACAGTTGGCTATCAAACGAGGTCGACCGCCTCGTCATCGCCTACCGCATTGGCAAGAAGAAAGCCGGCCGCCTGCTCGATGGCCGCACCCACGACGAGTATCCGGCGTGAAGCTCACCTTCCTGCCATCGATCGGCGAACCGGATCTCGAGGTGGCCGCAGAAGGCCTCGCGCCGGTCATTCTTGATCTCTATCGCCAGAAGCAGGGCGAGACGCCTGTTTTAGCTTGACGAGTATCCGGCATGAAAGAGCCAGCTCTCCTCACCGTCCGTCAGGCAGCGGCCCGCCTCTCAGTCACCCCGAACGCGGTATATTCCTACGTCTCCCGGGGTATGCCGCACGTGCGGCTCTCCCCCAAGTGCATCCGCTTCCGCGAGGAAGACATCGTCGCCTGGATCAACGCGTGTCGGTCTACCAGGACAAAAAGCGAGGCCGCTGGAACGTCGCCTTTATGCAAGGGGGACGAAGAGTACATCGCGTTTGTCCGCCGGGGACAACGCGCACCAAGGCGGTCGAGTACGAAACGAAGCTCAGGCAGGAAACCTTTGCTGTCGATCGTCTCGGCCAAATCCCCGACCACAGCCTAGGCGCGGCAATCCTCAAATACCTCGAGGAAGGCCCGCAGAAATGGCGCCGCGATCTGGAGAGCAAGAACAGGGCGCTCGCCCCCTACGTCATCGGCAAGCGCCTGCGCGATGCGGCCGACGTCGCCGAAGCCTACAAGCGCGAGCAACTAGGCAAACTCTCGATCGGCACCATCAACCGCCGCCTAGCACTGCTGCGCCGGGTTGCAAACCTCGCCTTCAAGAAATGGCACTGGCTGGAAAAGCCCGTGAAGATCGAGTTCCTGCCCGGCGAGCAGCCGCGCGAAACGCACCTGACCGCCGGCCAAGTCAAAGCGCTGGTGCGCCGCGTCCAGAACAAACAAGTGAAGGCCGCCTGCATGATCGCGGCTTATGCCGGCCTGCGCTCGGCCGAGATCCTTGGCCTGCAGCCAGCTGACGTGCGTGACGGCGTCATCCGGGTCACCACCGGCAAGACCGGCCGCGTCAGATTCGTCCCGGTGGCGCGCCCGCTCAAGCCCTGGCTCAAGACCCTTCCCATCGGCCTGCACGCTTCCACGCTCTCCCACGCCGTGGCAGATGCCATGCCAGGTGTCCGGTTCCACGATCTGCGCCACTCAGCCGCCAGCATGCTCATCAACGCCGGCGTCGACCTCTACACAGTGGGCAAGATCCTCGGCCACACCCAGCCCCAGACCACCAAGCGCTATGCCCACCTGCAGCTCGAGACGCTGCGGAAGGCCGTTCGGAAGCTCAAATGACTACACGCAAATTACACCAAGGGAAATCGGCAGAATCGATAAGTCTTTGTTTTTGAATGGGCCCGCTGGGACTCGAACCCAGGACCAAAGGATTATGAGTCCTCTGCTCTGACCAGCTGAGCTACAGGCCCTCTGAGGCGAAAAATGGCCGGGATGCCACCCCGGCCATTTTACTTTTTTACGT